GGCGAAATATCCCTTATATTTGTGGCCACTTTTATTCCAACAAACCACAGGGTCATCTAGCTTGATGTCATCCCAAGGCATTACCTCTGTGATGTAGGGTTCCCTACAAAAATGTAACTCTTCGGTTAAGGCAAACATATCCTCTATTCCACTCTCACGAGTGACTAGGCACAGGACTGGGTAATTTTCATGTTTAAGATCAACACATACAATCCGCGCATCGCGTCCATCTTTAGTACGCCACTTCTTATTCATTAACTCTTTCATTCTGGAACCTCGACTTTTTTGTCTTCTGATGATTACATTAACTAATGGCATTCCATCGTTCTTAACAATAGTATACCCGTCTGCCTCGGCTCTCCGTTGCTGATAATGCGATCTACGTTTCATCATTTAATCCGCTTCAGTGATTTGCGCCATTTGTTTTTATTTAGAGTTTTACCGATGATTTCATTCTGTGCCTTACTCCACCAGGCATCAATATGTTCTTTTCCAAATAATACCGTGAGATATGGCTTTTCCTTGTATACCCACCAGGTCCCACTTTTATCTTGAGCTATCCAATTAGCCCACTCGGGGACTTGTACTTTGAGTCCTACTTGTCGTTTCATTATTTCTCTCCCATGATACTTGGTTTAAAAGTAAGTACCGGTTTACATATAATGCCTTGCGGTGCTCCAGTCTCACATGCCATGCAACCTACGACATAGCCGCTAATTGTCAGTGCGCCGACTAGCGATAACAGAAAGGTTGCAAGGTATACAGCTATAATCACTGCTGTTAATCGCTCGCCCCATGGCAGGTCATTTACTTGCCGTAGTGCTTTCTTGTTGGCAAGGCACTGGCATGAAGGTTTACTACAGACCCCTGCTGTGACCTCGCCATGCTCGCCACAAATATCGCATTTTGGTAATTGGTTAACTGTTCCTGTCATTTCTGTATCTCCTTAAATTATTAACAAATAAAGGTTCTTAACGGGAACCACTCGGTATGATCAGGTGCGCTTTTTTGATCTACAATCAATGATTGCAGCAAAAAAAGGAGGTGCGCCGAAGCCCTCATACTGCTGGTGTTATTCAATGCACGGATACCGCCAGCCGACCCGCCCATGATCCACGTCCCTTAAAGGAACCCCCGCCATAGAAAGGGATTTATACCAAAATATCTAGTTCAATAGTTCCCTGAATCTCGTTCAACAAATCCCACAATTGATCTGCATTCATTTCGTTTGTACGACTCTCTGCAAGCCTATGGACTTCCAGTATGATCTCCCTGTCTGTCATTTTCTTATCCTCCATCACTTAACTCCTTTTTGCTTGCTTGATGTAATACATTATACAGGTATTTATTTCAGAGTCAACACATTAAACAACTTTCTTTGCTCCATAACAACTTTTCTTGATATAATACAGCTATGGACAAGCGACAAGCAATATTTTTGAGTGGCGGAACTCAAAAACACTTAGCTGAAGTTATTGGGGTGACTCAACAAGCGGCTTCAAAGATACCAGCAGACCTCCCTCGCAAGTGGCAGGACAGGATAGTAGGCGCACTACTTAGAAACAGACTTATCTCTCCAGAGACAGCTATTTCTCTCTTGTAAGGCGCTTCATTTCGGACCAAGCAAGCATTCCAGCGTCCCGATTATGCTCATTTGAGCGCCCTACCCAACCAGTAATCTTGTTGAAGTTCTTTGCTGGAACCTTTCCCCTTGGATGAACTCTAATAACCTCAAAACCCAGCCTTTCTATACCGTCTGCCAGTAGCTTCGCCTCTCGGATAACTCCACCCACGTCAATAGCGGCACCGTTACCATGCCAGTTGGTCTTGGTGGTCGGGACTTCTATTACGACTAGGGTTTCTCGTCTATCAAAATTATCCAGATAGTTATAAGCACTCCAGAAGTCTAGTGTCTGTAGGACTTCAAGTTTATTGGTTGTTACGTTTAATTTAGCCACACCCGTACTTGATCCTGGATCAATCCCAACTATGTGGTTGTATTTCAAAACTCAACTCCTTTAATCTCTGGATATTTACCAGACTTATCGACATGGATACCCTTCGCTGACTTCAGTACGTCTACTCTATTCAACGCCTCAATTACTGTGTCTGGAACGACTGTATCTGTTCTTGCATACCACCATGCGACTGCCTTTGTTCGTGGAAATCCATGATGCTCAAAACAGACCCACTCCGAGCAGATCTCCAGTAACCCCATCCAGTAAGTCACCCTCATACTATATTGCCCTCCCTTCTTTGTGTGTTTACTGTAAGTGGTCCTATCAACCTTATACAATGTCGCCCTACCTGTTTCATGGATGGATAGTGCGGCTGCTGTACTGGCTGTAGCTTCGTGCTTTGGCTTCTCAATGATCTCAAACTCATATCCACAATCAGCGCAAATCCTGACGTTTGCATGACATATAGCTCCACACCCCAAACAATATTTTTGTGGTGCTTCTCCACCAGACCCTCGTTTCTTTGACTTCCCCTTGATCTGGTCAATGGGGCCGTGACGGTTTAGGTTTCCACTAAAGTCTAATAGAAGACAATCCTTCTTCCCTGTCTCTGGAGATAATCGTGTCCCTCTTCCAGCCATTTGAACCAATAACCCTGGACTTTGTGTTGGCCTAAGAAAAGCAATTAAATCTACCGTTGGAGCATTAAATCCTGTTGTCAGTACATCCACACCTACAAGGCATTTGATCTCAAGGCTCTTGAACCTCTTGATCGCTTTAGCCCGTTCAACCTTGGCAGTCTTTCCAGTTATACATACAGTATCGACACCCTGATCAATAAGCTCCTGCTGAACATGGTTAGCATGATCAACGCCAGAGCAAAATACGATCCACGATACTCTATCTTGACCAAACTCAATAATCTCAGCAACCGCTTTCCGCGTAATCTCATCTTTATCAAATTTCTCATTCACCTCTTTACTGATGAATTCACCCGCTCTCGTGTGAAGCCCTTGAGTATCCACGCGGTTGATGACGGGCTTACTGATCAATGGGGAAAGGTAGTTATGCTCAAAGAACCACAGCATATTCTTATCATAAATCACCTCATCAAACAATGCTTCATCCCCATCAGTCAGCAATCCTCCCTTTAGCCTAAAGTCAGTAGCAGTTAAACCCCAGATCTTTACATTAGGGTTTATTTGCTGCATCTCTTTCAAAAACTTGCGATAAATCCCAGTCTCTGTAGAGCTAATAAGGTGCGCTTCATCAATGCAGATTAGGTCGAAACTCCCAAGGTGCATAGCTTTCTTATGCACAGTTTGAATTGAGGCAAAGATCACCCGTTCATAGCAGTCACGGCGATTTAATCCAGCAGCATTAATCCCTACCTTCCCGCCCCAGATCTCCTCTAGTGTTTCAGCGTTTTGCCCCACTAGATCTACGGTATGAACAAGACATAAAACCCTCTTGTCTGTTGTTCTCTCCAGTACATCCTTAAACACAGACGCAATAACGAATGCTTTGCCTGTACCTGTTGGAAGAACAGTAAGAGCTACGGTATCTTTTGATCTGAAATGAGAATATAAAGACTGTACCGCCTCCTCTTGGTAGTCACGAAGTTTCAATGCACAACCTTACCCGCAGACAGGACTTTTCGTAAATCATCCATGGTCTCCATCTTGTACTCCACGCCATCAACTTTGGCAACAAAACCCTTCTCTCCACAATCATTGTCGTAAACCCACCACTCCAGCCACTCTTCATCATCGTTAATTAGTCTACCCAGCGCCTTCAGAAGTAGAAGAGAGCAGACGTGGGCGCTTTCTAATATCGGAGATTCAGGTGCTACCATTATTGTGGATGCTGCTTTAAACGATACCTCTTGTGACAGATTAAGATCACTTATTGCCTGTTCTACAAACTTCCATGTGTCATCACTTATCATTAAAAACTCTCCTCTCTGGGTTAGTCTTGTTTAGAGTCTCAGAACTAACAATAGTCCCTCCAAATACATCCCTTAATTCATTCAATGTTTCGTCCTTTATGACTTCTGGGTTCAGGTGCCACATTTCACTACTCTTGTAGCCTCCATCACCATTAATTGCCTCTGTTCCATCTGGCAGCAAGTACACCACACTGTTACCATTCGTATCATCGACCTCATACGGTAGTAGTGACGGGATGTATAGATGGCTGGGACACTTACTACTGACCCTCTGCTTCTCTGTAGAGACGTGAGCATTGTACTTCTCGCACCTCCATAACCCTCTATTCTCTGAATCAATCTCAGGAGTTGAGTGTAGGCACGTTCTACAGTTCACAGCTACTGATTCATTGTTCCAGCAGACCCCTCTAAAATCACACATATTACACAGGTAAAATGTCTTCTTGCCTGACACTCTCTCCAGTGGGTTCTGTGAAGTGATGATCTTGGTTGCTTTGTGTATCAACTTATCAAACAGCTCTTGATCATACTCTACGACCTCCTGATACAGTTCGTCGGTGTCTTTGTTCTTCACAAGGTAGTATGCGTAGGAGAGATTCGCCCAGCCCATGTATAGGGTCATCTGGCAGTAGTGCTTATATTGACTCTTCTCGACTCCATCCTTCTTTAGACTTTGGAAGTATTTACCCGCCATTGTCTTAAATTCAAGGATTGCCACTTTTTTAAGCACTTCCTCAAGACCCTGACCTTTTCCATCACAAGATCCTCCAAAGTGACCACCAATTACACTCCATGAAAACTGTGTTTTTGTTCCTGGAACAAATTGAGAGACATTGACCCCGACTTTCTTCAGAGCATCTATCAGTCTATCTTCTTCCAGATGTCCGGTCTGAAACAGCCGTAACAGCCTTCCATCGAACTTTCTCTCACTAGCCCATCTGAATGTATACCAAAGTTTTCGGGAACACTGATCACCGATTATAGAGGCTCCCAGATGGGGTCTATTGGTGGAATCCGCATGATCCTCTGCGTACTTGTAGATCTTCTCTACTGTATCCATGGTTGCTCCTGATTTCCAAGGTTAAAAAACCACCCCCCATCTAGTAGGAGGTGGTTGTTGTTGTACGATTGAACTCTAAAATGGAATGTCGTCGTCTTCCTTAGAGGCAGGAGCAGAGGCAGTAGCAGGAGTAGCTTTACTGTCGATCTTAGATCCATCAACCATTAGCCATTCTTTCACCTTGTTCTTATCAGGGTACGATCCACCGTCTTCAATTGACAGTTTCACAGCAAACGGAATGTCGTGTAGTTCTGTTGTGTTACTGACTTGCATCTTGCCTGTAACGTGGCAGATACTAGAGAGAGTCTGTTTTGAGATACGTTCTGCAACAGGACTGCTAGAGTGTTGCATATTCAGGAATTCAGTGAAAATGTGTCCCTGAAACGGACCCTCAACGATCTGCATCTTCAGGAGAATTCCGCTTCCTTTTGCGGTCGGTTTACCCTCACTATCCGTTATGATTGCCTTGTAAATTCCTGCTGGAGCAGCAGATGAATTAGGTGCTACGGTTGTAGCGTCAAAATTACCGATATCGGCCATGATTTTATTTCCTTTGTAGTTGTAGGGGATGGTTAAAAATTAAATTACAGGAAGATAGTCACTAAACGGATTATCAACCAAAGTGAAAGGTAACGGTTCAGTGATACCTAAGCGATTCTTGGATACATTGGATGCAGACAGATGACAGATGATCTCACGCTCACCAGAATCAATTGCTCGTTTCTTTTCGTCCTCTCCACCCTTCAAATAGGTCTTGAGGCGGGTATGGGCCACCACATCAGCATTTCCAACATAGTGGGGTATGGATTTCTTGTGGAGGTTTGCGATAGTGTATCTCTGAAATGGGTCAGAATCTGGCAGGGTTATATCCTCTACGCCGCTATGAGCGATATAAATTACGTGCATCCCTTTTACTGTGGATAGTTTTCCAGTCCACTCACGAATCTTACGATTCTCTTCAGCCAGCATAGCGTATGCACTACCATAACCCCCATGGGATGAAGCGAATGATTTCGCCCCTGGATCAGCATCAAGGATCTCTTTCTCGAACATCGTATTTAATTGAGTGATCGAGTCAATAACGACTGTTTTAAACGCATGATCCTCTTGAGCGAGAACTCTTATTGCATCAAATACGTCTCCTGAGTTTTCAGCCAATGGAAATGCTTGTACGTTACCTCCATGTACATCCATCAACCCATCCTCAGTTGTGATGAAAATAGGGTCTGGGAACAGGCTACCAAGAGT